AGGCGGTGGCTTATGGCTGAAATGAAAGGATAATCAAAAAATGGCAGATACATACGTAGGCAAACCAATCGGCGTAAGCAACTTGACATGGTTTCCGCTCACGGCTGATCCGGCTGAAGGCGATGCAACTTATGGCACGGCGGTCAAGCTGTCAAGGCTGATCGAGGTTACACTCGATCCGCAATTTGTCGAAGGTCTTCTTGAGTCGGACAACAGCATCGAGGATCAAATCTCTTTACTCCAGTCTGTCGACGTGACGATTAACGCCTCACAGCTGACCGATACGATCAGGGCACAACTGATGGGACACACAATGGACAGCACAGGTGGTATGCTTGTCAAGCCGACCGATGCGCCTCAACTGGGCGCTTTAGCCTTTAAGGCTTTGTTGTCAAAGGAATCGGGCACTGACAAGCACGCGTACATCGTGCTGTACAAGGGTCGTTTCCGCGAGTTCAGCGAAACGTTCTCGACGGTCGAAAAAGGCACCGTCAAGTATCAGACGCATACCGGATTGAAAGGCACGTTTGTTGCTCGCGATTCGGATGGGCACATCATGTACAGGATGCGCGAGGACTCGGCCGGTGCAAGCTCGACAAAGGCTTCGGCTTGGTTCACATCGCCTCAAAAGTACACGCCGCCTTCGCCGCCTTCGCCGCCTTCGCCTTAATCGATGGCAGGCACAATCAAACCTAACGGCTCAGATGGCAATTAGCTGTCTGGGCCGTTTTTTATCAGGGAGGCATATATGGACAAGTTAAAACCATATGTCAACCTAGCTGACTATGACGGACGCATTGTCGAGCTTGAGTGGTGCAATGACGCCATCGCTCATGCGGCCGATTATTACAGGCATATTACAGGCGAGTGTCTGAATTTCAAGCTCATCATGAAGCAATACCGAGAGCCGGTCATCTGCACGGCGCTATTTTTCGGCGCGCTGAAAGTCGCGACCGGCATGCTTCTAAGAGATTTCTCCGCGAAAAACATGAGCTACGAGCAAATCTATTTGCCGGTGAAAGACGGGCTGGAAAATTACTTTGACGCTTCGAATGTCCGAAAAATGCCGGAGGGTGACGAAGAATGGCCGGACACTCAACAGCATGTAACCAAAACTGACGAAGACATCGAGCTGCTGACTTATCAAGCAATCATGAGAAAGTGGGGCTTTAGTCTGGCCGAGATCGGCAGGATGACCATGCGCGGCATGCAAGCGGCGGCACTCGAATTGAGCGGCGTCAAAGAATCCGATGACAGTTGGTTGTTCGGCAAGGAAGGTGAGAGCGATGGCGTTGTGTAGGATCGAGGGCTTGGATGAGTTGATCGATGACATGGAGCGCCACTACGAAGAAGCTGAAGAGGTTTTTGACGAAATGCTGGAGACTGGAGCCGAAGAGTGCAAAGAGGCCTGGAGGCGTGCGGCTCTCAAGCATGGACACAAGGACACAGGCGACATGATTGCTGCGATTAATTACTCGATTAAGCCGCGTCACAGCTCCGGAATCCGCGAGGCCCACATCTACCCAATTGGCAAAGATAAACGCGGTATTAGACACGCCTCAAAGGCTTTTTGGCGGCATTATGGCACCAGTAAAAAAGCCGGGACCTACTGGGTGGATACAGCAGATGAAGAGGTCGCGAAAATTGTCCCGGATAAACTTTTGGAGATATGGAATAAACACTTAAGCAAGAAAGGGTGAAGAAAATGGCTGACAAAGAATCAACCATCAAGACTATTTTCGCCCTTGACGGCGAGACAAAGTACCGTGATGCGATTAAGAGAATCAACAGCGAACAGCGAGAGCTTAAGAGCGAGTTATCAAAAGCCACGTCTGCATATCAGCTTAATGGCGACAAGCTGGAATACAACAAGTCGCGTGTCGAAATCCTGACGAAACAATACGATTCGCAAAAACGAAAACTTGATGAAGTGCGCCATGCGATGGAGCAGTCCGCCAAGATCAACGGCGAAAACTCAGAAAAAACGCGGAAGTTGAGAACTGAATACAACAATACGGAATCGGCTTTAATGCGAATGGAGAAGTCGCTCAAGGACGCGACGGCCGAGCTTGCGGCTCAAGAGCTTGAAATGAAAAAGCTCGGCAATCGCACACGTGAAGTCGGGGAAGCCGTCGAAAAGACCGGAGCAAAGATGAAGGGCTTTGGCGACGGTATGAGCAAGTACGTCACGGCACCTCTGGTCGGTATTGGCGTAGCTGCCACCGCCGCATTTATGGAGGTTGACGAGAACCTTGACAATATCGCCAAAGCGACGGGCGCAACAGGCAAGAACCTAGAAGAGCTCCAAGACGTGTGGGAGAACGTTGTTCAGACAATGCCTGTTGATATGGGCGTCGTGTCTGAAGCCGTCGGTGAGCTGAACACTCAATTCGGATGGACGAACGAAAAACTAGAAGAAAATACGCGCTTAACCGCGAAATACATAGAAATCACGGGCGCCGGAGTCACTGAAACGATTCAGGGCACGAAAAAGGCGCTTGAGATTTTCGGGCTTGAGGCCGACAAGTACGAAAAAATACTTGAAATTGTTGCCAAGCAAGCCCAAGACACGGGCGTTGACACCAAGACCATGTTCGATGCGATTGCTCGCGGCGGTCCAACGCTTAAGAATATGGGTCTATCTCTGGAAGAATCTGTTGTCTTGCTCTCACAGATGGAGCAAAACGGTATAGAGGCGACCAGGGCGCTTGGATATCTTGTTAGAGCTCAAGCGACCTTGGCCAAAGAGGGCAAGCCGCTTAACCAGGGGCTGCAAGAGTTTCAGGATATCGTCAAAAACAGCACATCTGAAACCGAAAAAATGAACGAGGCGGCCAAAATCTTCGGCACGAAAGGTGCCGTCACAATGCTCGACGCTGTTGAGCGTGGCGCATTAGATTTTGGCGAACTTGCGGATGCCGCAGAATCCGCCGGCGGCACCATCGCCCGAACATTTGAGGATACTCTCGATCCTATTGACCAGCACAAAGTTTTGCTTAATAACGCGAAAATCGCGGGCGCAAAACTCTCAGAGGAAGTGCAAATCGCGCTCGCTCCGGCAATGGAGTCTCTGATCGACGTGGTGAGCGGCGCTGTTGACGGTTTTAATTCGCTCGATGACAAAACAAAAAAGACGATCACGAACGCAGGTCTGATCGTGGCGGCGATCGGTCCTGCCATGAGTGTTGGCGGGCGCGCTGTCGAGCTCGTCGGCAAAGGAATCTCCGGCTGGGGCGGCTTGATCGACAAGCTCTCAATGGCTCCCGGCGTCATCGGAAACGTGACGACTGCGCTCGGCAGCGGAGGGACGTTCGGACTTGTCGCCGGTGTTGGGTTGGCGTGCATTGGCATTTGGAAACTTGTTGAGTCATTGACGGCGGTTGATCCTGCCGTCAAGCGAGCGCAGGAAAGCCTTGAGTCGCTCGACGATGAGTTTCGGGATATGGAAGCCGGATATCTGGCTCAGTCTGAGCTCATCAAGCAATATCGCGGCGACTTAGACACTTTAATGCAAGAGGAAGACAAGTCCGTCGCGACCAAGCGCAGAATCCAAAGCGTTGTCGAGCGCCTGAACCAGCTAGTCCCGGAGCTCAACCTCGCATACGACGAACAAGCTGACAAGCTTAATATGGCCGTGACGGAAATGGACAAGCTGATCTTGTCGTCACGCGAAGCGGTCAAAGAGCAGCTTAAGCAGGAGCTTGTCACCAAGTTGCTGGAAGAGGAAGGCAAGCAGCTCGAAGATTTGATCAAGTATCAAATAGAGCTTGAGGAACTTGCTCAATCTCGTCAGGCCATCGAGGATGCGCGCAATGCGGCCTTGATGACGGGACTGACCGAAATGCAGCTTAAATACGCCGAAATGACAAAAAAGGCACGCGAGTATCACTACGTCACGCTCGATCTCACCGACGAGCAAGTCATGGCTGTTGGCAAGCTGAAAAAAGTCATCGAAGAAGAAGCTGACAGGCTAGAGCGCGCAACAGGGCGCAAGGTCACAAACTTTGTCGCGAGTACATACGCTTTGAATGAGCTCGATGGTGCGACTCGAAGAACGCAAAAGAGCTCGGACGAACTAGCCAGAATCTACGAGGGCATGGGGCCTCGTATGGAGGAATACGAGAAGGCCCTCGACAAGACGCTTGACTCGGTTCTCGGTCTCAAGGATACGCAAGACGATCTTGGAGACGCAACCGAAGACAGCGCGGAGCGTCAGACCGAAGCCATTAAGAAGATGGCTGAAGAAACGATCCCTGTCTGGGAACAGCTCGGCATGTCGCAAGAAGAGTATGAAAAAGCCGTCGACGATCACGCTAAGAAGATCGAGGATCGAACTGCGGAGAACGTCAAGCGTCTCAGCAACTTTTCCGACCAGAAAATTGATTACGAAAAGATTACGGTCAAGAAATTTATTGAGCTCAAGCAAAAAGAGCTTGAAGCCTTTATGAAGTACGAAGACAATTTGTCAACCGTCTCCAAGCGGACAAGCAAAGAGTTTGCTGACGAGCTTAGGAAGATGGGCGATGCCGCTGCGCCTCTGATTGCCAAGATTGCGACCGCATCAGATAAAGAGCTTGAAGAGCTCGAGACGGTCTTTAAGAACCGAACAAAGGCAGCGACCGATGCCGCTAAGGAAGAGCTGGGACAGCTGCCCGGAGTTGCCGAAAACTACGTCAACTCCATGATCGATGCCGTTGACAGGAAAGATGAAGAGCTTAAAAAGGCGGGCTATCGCATTGGTAGTAGCCTGGTAGGTGGAACCAAGAGATCGGTCCTAATGGACT